ACTGCGAAATGTCATATCTACATCAGGCATACACGTTTTATAGTGTTTCCTGAAAGCACGTGAATCCATAGCTAACATAAAGTTATCTACAAACTCGCCAACTGACTTGGCAGCACCGTCTCCTTCTACGGCAGTTATAATAGTTTTTAATCTAGTTGAAATAGCTGGTGATGAATCTGGTCTTAGTTTTTTAAGTCCTTCAATATCCTTTTCAATATGTTTTTCGTCTTTACCTGTTAAAAGTTTAAACTTAACTACAGTATCGGTTTTTGGTAATCTAAACTCAAACTCGTTTTTACCTTTTTGTAAGTTATCGAAATCTATGTCTACATTTTTTAGTTCTGATAGGTTTATTACCTCATCTACTCCGGCTATACGAACGGGGTATTCAGCACCATACCCAAGTACGCGAGCAGCTATTAGTAGTGCATTTTTATCGCCTAATAATAAGTCATCTACGTCAAACTTTGGTGATACTATAAGCGATTCTAACAGTTTATCTAAAACTGTACCTTGCGTAATATAGTTTTGGTTAGTTAGTATATCCTCTTCACGAGCTGTCATATACTTGATTTCAACTTCTCCAGCTGTTAGTGGTGAGTCCTCAACATAAAAATGTCCTTTTGAAGGGAGCATTACGGTTTCTGTTGGGAAATTAAATTCTGCCATAATCTTGATTTTGTTGTAACGTTTATTATACATAATAATATAAAAAAGGACTTAGCGTAAGCCAAGTCCTCTTTATAAAATATTTGTAGTTTATTCTAGAAGTTCAATACTGCGTAATCGATCTCACAAGTCATAGTGATTTGTTGAGCAGTTGATTCGTTATCGAATCCATACTCGCCAAAGTCGGCATTAGAAATCATCGCACCTTTTAAAATCCACTCAGAAACGATATCTCCAACAGGTCCTAATACATTGAAAGTTAAATCTTTCTTGTAGAAATCACTGTACCCATCTCTTCCTGTTACACTCTCGTGATGTAGACGTACCCACTCCATTATAGATTGAGCTCCTGAAGGTGTGATAGCATCATACAACGTAAACGTTACTGGCTGCCATACGGTTTTACCTTTAATATTCCTTCTTGTGTTGATGTGATTAAGTGTTATAGTTTCCTGACTCATTTGAATCGCACTTACTCCTTTAATCATGTAAGATGGAAAACCGTCAATCAGCATCATGTACCTGTTCTGTTGTTTCGGTTCAAAAGCCGTAAAGAACATTTCGTTAGTATCGAGTATAGCCATTTTGTGTTTTTGTTTTATTATAAATATTTAGTTCTTTGTTTTTTATTCGAAAGTAGCTCCAGTTGGTGTAACATTGAAATCTAACAATACGAATTCAGCAGTTTTGGTTGGTTGTAAGAAGATTTGACCAACTAGTTGGTTTCTATCTACTACATCTGGTCCGTTATTAGACTCATCCATCACTGTTTTAAACGCATACAAACCTTGACGTTGTTGTACTGATTCTAAATATGGATTAACTTGTGTTAAGAAGTTATTTCTTGTTGACATTGAGTTTTGTTCGAATACTAATGTATCTGCGATTTGAGAAACATATCCCTTAACAGCGATTAATAATCTACGAACGTTTACTCTATCTAAAGCAGATGCACGTTTTTGAAGTGTTTTCTGTCCAAATACTACAACTCCACTTTGTGGGAAAGTAGCGATTGGGTTAACGTTTGCTTCATATAGTGTATCTCTTGTAGTTGAAGGTAGTTTACGTTCTGCTCTAATAACAGTTCCTAAAGATCCTCTTGTTAAACCTGCTGGTGCAAACCATGCATCCGCTGATGCGTCTGTATAAGCATATACTCCTGGAATCATTACTGATGCTGGAACCCATATTTGTTTTCCTGTTTCTGGGTCGATGGTTTGACACCATGGCCAGTATGTAGCAGCATAACTAGAATCGAATGCAGCGGCTTGTGTTGTCACTGTACCTACGTTAGCTTGGTAGTTTACTAAATCTACAATAGAGATATTATCACCTCTATTTACCGAGTTGTTTACTACTGATGTTACAGTTGAAGCACCGTTTTGTGATGTCACTCCAGGTACAGATATTGAGTTGTATCTATATTCGTCTCTGTTAGCCATCAACTGAACTGCTGTTGTATAATCTGTAGATACTAATCCTTGAATATCAGCTGTTGCTACTTTTTCGTAAAAGTTAGCAGCGACTGCAGGATTAAATAAATCTCCTACTGCTCCAGTAAATGAACCTGAACCTACTATAGGTAAAGATGCTGTGTATACTGTTTTTGCGATTCCGTTATTATCAAAATAATCTGGAGTTTTAGCTGTTACACTACTAACTCTTACATAACTTGATTTGTTACGGAATGTACCTTGATCTTGAACGTAATATGATCCATTATCATTTAATACTACCTTTTTAGAGTTACCTATTACTGATTCAATATAGTTTTCAGCTTTTGGGTCTAAAGATAGGTTTGTCCAAGTCTCTAATATTGTTTTGTCTCTGTTGTTATCGTTTCCACTACGAACTAATAAACTAAACTGTCCTGATGAAGTGTTTACTGATGCTATTTCCCAACGAACGTTATCTGTTGAACCTGATACTAAAGCTCCTTGTGATTGAGAACCTGAGTTATTCATAATAGTACCTTCAGATAGTGTCTCTAAAGTAAAAGAACTAGATGTTGCTGAGATAGTATTAATAACAGGTGTTGAACTTGCTTCTGAGAATGAACCACTAGTTACACGAGTAACTAATACGGTTTCACCTCCGTTTTGAAAGTAGTTGTAAACGGAAATTCCCGTAAAGTAGTTGTAGCTATCTGATCCGCTTGTTACGGCTCCACCAAATATTGACTTATACTGTGAGTATGAAGTTACTGTAGTTGGAATTTCTACAGGTCCTTTTACAGCTGGTCCGATAATAGAGGCTCCAACTGTTACTGGGCCTCTTGATACTTGTGATGAGTCATTCTCCCTCGCCAGTACTCCAGGTGATAATAATGTTTCTGCCATTTTATGTATTTATTAGTATTATTCGTTTGTTATAAATACTAAAACCTTTGTTGAAAACTTATTTTGCTAGCGTTATTTTGCCAGTTTCTATATTTATTGAACCATTTCCGTACTTTGCAGTAAGAGTTGTGGCTAATTCAGAACGTTCTTTGTCAAACTTTTTCTTAAAATCTAAAAGTTGATCTTCTTGTTCGTCCAGTTGTGCTCTTTGATATCCTAACTGACCAAACGATACTATAATATTTTCTTCTCTAACTCTAAAATCTTTAAGTTGTTGTAACTCTTCTTTTTCTAATAACTTATCTTCCATTTTTATTTATTTTAATTTATATACTACAATGTAATAACGTTTCCTTGGGAATCAAACCCATGTACTGTCTCTTGTGTAATCACTACTTGAGCATAAGAGTTATATGCTTTTAAAGCAGTAATATCTTTTTGTAATACTTCTGGTATTAGTTGACCCTTTAACTTAATATTAAATGTACCTTTAACTAATCGTTCTTGACCATCAGTTAGTTGTGCTTCAGTTTGGAATGAATCAATAGAACATCTAAACTTATATCGTTCTGGGTCTCCCCAATATGAATCAGATGCGTATTCCATAGCTTCAACTAATGCGTTTAGTTGTTCCATATAGTATGTCTGCATAATACAACTATAATCTACTGTTACGTAATCTCCAACTACAATAGCTTGTGTTTGTTGAACTGGTTTACGATTGTTGATTAAATCGAAGTTGTTATATGAGTTTTTACTATTATACCCCTTACTTAAACTATAGTATAAGTGTGGACTATTAGAATCGATTTTAGCGGTTACGGATCTATCTTTTTCTATTGAGTTACGTTGTGCAACTATTATAGGTAGCATTATAGCGCCTTGTTTATCTCTATAGTAACCATCCTTTTGAGTTGATTTCCAACGTTCTGGTGAAGCGTATATTACTGGTACCTCTATACGTCCTCCATTTTGGTATACAAATGGTTGGATTACGTTATTAAAGTAATAAAATACAGCTTCATCAACATCTTGTAAACCAATCTTATATGGTTTTGTAGAATCACCCCTAACAGATAGTTGAGAAGATCTATTAAAATCTATACCTGTTGCTTGTTCATTATTATTGGCTGGTTGGTTAGGGTTACCTAGATTAGCTAACGCATAAGGATCTGGTTCCGCGCTTGATATCTCTAATTGAGTTTTAGGACGTGGTTTTAAGTTTCGTTTCGATACTGGTACATTAGGGACTGCTGGTGATTTACCTTGAGCAGCATTGAATGATCGTTCGAATATTTGGGATGGAGTTAAACCCGTATTATTATTAGCCATAATTATAAATATTGTTTAACCCATTCTTTCAGGATAGGGGGATACGTTTAACTTATCAGCAGGAACGTAATGAGTAATCGCTATAATAGATACACTATTACCAAATTTCTCTAGTCCTGGATTAAGTGGGTTTAAGTTATTAGGATATGCTGGGTTTTTACCTCCAAAGTATTGATTCGCTGTTAATGAATCGATTTCATAATATCCTTCTTGATATAATACTATATCTCCAACTTCGGGAACATACATAGAATCAACTAAATCATCTCGTAAGAAAGCATATGTTATACCTTGGTTGAAGTTTATACCTTCTTGTCCTTCAGGGAATTCTTGATTCGTTCTAGTAATAAGACAATTGAATATAAAAGGACCATCAAAGAATTTCTCCCCTGCTGCTTCTCCATACATATTAGTTTTAGTTTCTTCGGTCTTATACTTATAAAATGAGGCTTGTTGGGTGATTATATCACCCATAATTTCTCTATTAAGGTTTCTTAATAACGATACGTCTCTCTGACCTGCAAATAATGCCATATTATGCTATGTAAATTGTATATGGAACTTGAGACAACTCGTCTTGTACGAATTGACCCTCTAATGCTCTTCTCTCCAATAATGCTTGCATCGATGTACTTTCTAAATATTCTCTTAATCGAACTATTAGTTCATCTTTTTCTTGTGTGCCTTGAGATATTAGTTCAGATCCGTTTAAGGTTATTTCTGCTCCTGGTATAGGTAGGTTAGCATACTTACCACGAATATTACCTAATACTTGTTTAACTAAAGCTAAAGCATATTCTTGAATCCATTCTCTACCCACAGAGTTTATACGTGAGAAAATAGGGTTTCTATATGGTGAATCCGCTACTGATGTTACTCTATTAGCTACTACATCTCCTACTTCTCCTTCAGATAGGTTTGTTCTTTCATCATTTATGATGTATTCAAAACGCATCAAAGCTCTTTTAGTAGGTATGGGGAATACTTTAAGCCTATTATTTATTAACTCAAATGAATAGTTAGATCGTCTAACCGTTTCGTTCATTTCGATAGCTTGTATTGTTTGTAAATCAAACGATAAAGGCATCATTAAATAGTTAGTAGCAGGTGACATCGAAGCAAACCCAAATGAGTTAAACATAGCTTGAAATCCAAATCCAGTACCTGAGTATGGATCGTAATATTGTGTTATTGCTGGTGGTGATTCGTAAAATACTCGTTTTACTTCTATACCACCTTTTTTATCTAATCCTCTTTCTTTAGCCCAAGCATCTAAGTTATAATCTTGTTTATTTGGCTCCATTATAATACTACCTGTATGCCAAGTTATATTACCACCTGAACCAGCTTCAGCACCATATTGTTTAGCTACTCTAATAGTTCCAGCCATTGAAGGTGTTACTACTGAGTTAGATAAATCAACTTGAGCGTTACCACCTTCTATTGATAGTTGGTTATCTCTGATTTTAAAGGCGAATACCTCATTACCGTAAACGGTTGTGGCGCGTTCTAAAGCATTGTAAAAGTTAATATCTTGTAACTCAACATCAACTATAGGATACCCTAAGTTTTGAGCAGCGAAACGAGAAAACTTATCGGCAGTTACTTGAAAATCATAATCATCGTCATAGTAACCATAGGGTGTAGGGTCATTTTTTGGATTAAAAGATGATGAACCAGGCCAAATTGGAATATTCATAGGTATATTTTATTATAAATATTAAATAGGTAATATTAGTATTGACTTTGTTAAACTGCTATTGCATAATAAATGTATACATCATTAGGTTTATTTAAAGATGTACTTTGAATTTCATTTCTAAAGCCTGTAGATGTGAATTCAAAAACACCATCGTAATTAGCTTCAGGAAGATCTTCATTAGGAAATAAAGCCGAAGTTGATGGGTTAGCTGTTGTTCTTTTGTTGTCCAATATATGCCAAGATGCGTTTGAATCAGTGTTTTTTATAAAAACAAATGCAGGTTCAAATCCAACATTTACCGTCATATCATTTCCAGTACCCGTATAACTACCTAATTTACTAAATCCAGGTTTAGACGTGAAGCAGTAAGCAATTAAATTTCCCCAAGGACCAGTTGAATTTTGTCTAACACCTATTTCGGTTGAATTTACAATCATATTATTAGACCAATTCAAAGGTGTACCGTTTGTGTTTAGTTGCAAATACTGTGAAACACCAATAGCACTATGATAAACCCACCAATTGTCGTTTACTGCTATGTTTTTTATTATAATCATTTCAGGAGCTGCATCTAATCCGTGACCTACCGTTTGGACACCAGTGCCATTACCACTACCTTTAACAATGCTAAACCCTAAATTATTATTAACACTAACTTGAGAAGCTAAGT